CTGTCTCTTAGAGGGTGGCTTATGGCTGCCCTTCTGAGATTGGGTAGGTGACTATTTCTAGTAGTAGTGACAGGCTAGGGCCTATGGTAGTGCGCGAAGTGCTGCCTTGTGTGCTCTGCATGCATACCTTATAGGTATCGCTCCCTCTGCGTTGTGATGGCGACCCTTGATTGGGGATTAATTTCACGACTTCTAGAGTACCTGCGGGGAAAAGAGTTGTCGGTTCGCTTGAGCTATGAAGCATGGAAATCGCATCTCATACCGCGATCAACACAATAGTCGGATCATTCCCACCTTAATATAGGTTATAAAAATGGAAGGAGTGCCACTCCCCTGTGATGGTTGCCTTGTGCTCCCATCCACCGGGTCCTGTGGCGCTGACCCATGGGTCATACCGTATAGTGTTGCTGGTGTTGTTATGTATGAGAAACCAGAAGTCACCGAAAGTAGAGGTTCAAATCTTGTGCTTTTGTGCCTAGTACAGATGTCTGATAATATGTAGGCGGGAGTAAGTCCTATAAATGACGATGTCTAGAACGGCCTGGTTTCGGCGCCCCTCTGTAGGGAGGGGAGGTCCCAGCTTAAATACTGCGGGTCTCCGTCCTAGGAGACCTTTTTAATAATCATAGGGGCTACAGGGGCCATAACCTGCTCTACCCTTCGGGGCAATTCTTTAACTATCCATATGAATTACACCAAACTTTTCTTAATTCTGCTATCATGGACGTTATTGCACTTCTTATCCTCTTCCTTTCTTTCCTCATCATGGCAACATTTATGCCTCTCTTCTTCATCAGTACCAATGAGACTGCCAACCACCATTGCCCGCATCACACCCACCCAATGGGTGAAACATTGTGGTCAGCCCTTTTGGTGGTCATTTGTGCAGACATCATGCGACGTATGCTCCGCGCTGCTCGTAATGTTGTTGGTCCGACCGCGACTCTTCTCCTTTTCTGTCCGTTTCTTCCGTTCTTTATTTGGCTTATCAGTGGCCTTAGTGGCTACCTTTATTGCCTTATTTTCAACTGGATCGACTTCTTCATGTATCTTCTTATACAAGAAGATAGTCCGTTGCAGACAATACACATATACATCGGGATTGGCCTCAGCTTTTTCATGGTGTTTCTTTGGGTGTTTGATGCTATTACGGAGCCTACCTTCATATCTAAAACCGAAAAGAAGGTTGCGCTCGATGGCACAGTTGTTCGTAAGAACGAGGATTACGTCGAACGGGGCTGGCTCTCGCGTTACCTGTCTGGGACTCCTAAGATCAAATCGATTAGAACCGACAAGCCTGTGCGTGAGACTTCAACCTCTGATGAAAAGCCAAAAAGAGTTCTTAGAACGCCTCTTTCGGCCGATCAAGTTTCCATGGTCCGGTCCAGGCTCCGTCCAGGACTGGGCTTCGTTAGACCCGAGTCAAATGGTTACTCTCTCCTCTATAGAGCTGATGATTTTGAAGGTACTATGGACTGGCTGGATGAAATCTTATGCACGGCCAATGTTCAGCCTGAAGCTTTACATGGCATCATGCCGCGCATCCGCCAAATGCCTGATTGTGTTGTACGAGTTGTCCACAATGATAAGGAGCTCGGAAACGCTTTCCGCGTGGGAGACAAAGGAATTACAGCTTACCATGTACTTTCTGTTGCTGGACTCTCTGAGGACGGCACTTCTACTGGAGCGACGTTACGACATGGTGCAACATCTGCGCCAATCAAAGATCTACATTACTTTGGACGCCAGATGTTTTCGGGCACCCGTGGTGAAGTTGTCGTCTTCAGGTGGCCGCAAGAACTTGATAAGGTCAAATCAGCAAGTGTCACGCCTGCTAATATTGCGGGTTCAATCATTGTTACCCAGGCCAGATCAACAACGTCGGGAAATCCAGATGATAGAACGTTTGCTGCCTCAAGGTGCAGTATGGACTCACAAAAATTGTATGCTTACTGGCACGATACCCTCCGTGGGGATTCTGGCTCACCTTGTCATGATCAGAATGGCGCAATCGTCGGAATCCATGTGTCTGGAGGTCATGTCGGCGGAAGGGCAATTGCTTTTTCTGAGCTACCTGAACTCATTGAGTTCTGTAAGCGTAATTTCGGAGAGCTCTCTAAACTTTCTCCCGAGTCATTTCTTTCTAGATTCTTCTTCGGGACTGCACGACCTGATCCTCTTCCCCAAGAGACAGTTCCTCGAGATCAAACCGCACAACTCCCACCAGTAACTGAATTGGATATTCTTCTGGCTGCGCCTGTTAAAAACGTTATACCAGAAGTTAATAAGCACCCCCATAATCCAGGAAATAAAATTGCACAGCCCTATAATGGCCCAGAGCCAGTTGCGCTAGTTGCTGTGCCTGTTCCTAAAAACTCTCCTCCCAAAGCCCCTGCTTCAAAACCTGAAGCTATGTGGGAGGATGAGCCTGTTATAGTAGTACCTGTGTCTAAACCAGCAGTGACTAAGCCTCCTGCTAAACCTCTTCCACCTGCTCCAAAGCTGGTTGTTCAAGAGAGTCTCTCAGACACCCCTAAAGCTTTAATGGAAGCTATATCCAGACTGCCTGATGCCTTCGCTGGTGTCGCCAAAACCTTAACTGGCAAGCTGGACTCACTTTCTACTACTATTGCAACTGCAAATAAGCATCAGGCTGTTATTTTATCTGACATCCCTAAGCAGATGGCTGCTACTATTCAACCACAAATAGCTATGCTGGCCGAGATGGTTGCGGACGCTTCTCGCACATCTCTTGAAAGCCACCAGCAAATTGCTGAGTCCGTTGATAGAGGCCAAGTCGCTCGGAAAAGCCAGATCAAAACATGCCCTGATTGCCAACACCCTTTTGAAGGTGATATCAAGCTTCATCAAGCTGGATGTAACGCCTTCATTCAGCGTGCTATCGAGTTTGGAGTCCGTCCAAAAAACTCGCAAAATGGGTCACGCAGAGGCAAGCCGAACAGGGCGGTCAATCGCCAGACTTTGCCTCAGCCTTCAGTGACCCCGTCAAAACCGGCTGCTCCACTAGTGTCCCCGCCGGTCGTAGCACCACTCCATTAGAAGGGAAATACCTGCGCGTGGTAGGGTGGCTACCACCCGCAGCAGGCTTACAACCACCACCTAAGATGTCTGCTTTAGCGCAAAATTATGTACAGCAGCATCCCCCTTTTAACTGGGAATCCTCACTACATGGAACAAAGTACATGCAGTCCAAACAGACTATGTCTGCAGTTGTGGCAGGGGTTCTCAAATATGACAGACCTAAAACCAATCTTGATCCAATTTGTCTTGATTTCGCAAAATGGGCAGTTAAGCGTAAGCTGGAGCCCTTTGTTCAAAATTGGGTCCCCTTAACCGAAGATCAAATAGATGTTCTAGATGATACTGCATCTGGTTGGAAATTTCAAGTCGCTGGTGCTCGTACTAAACGACAGGCCAGAGACCAATTTCCCCATGAGATGGTCCGCATCTATGATGTAATGGGCAACTCTCTAGACTCTGAAAACCCTCCTCCTCTACCTTTGTGGTCTCTGTTGTTAAAGCAGGAGATTCTTAAGAAGGAGAAAATAGATCGGGGATGGTGTCGATCCTTGGTGTACCCTGATGTTGCTTTCCTTATGACTCAAATGCGAATGAGCCAGGATTTCAATAGACGACTTAAAGATCATTTATATCAGCATAATTACGCCTTTGGCTTTAGCAAATTTAATGGAGGTTTTCAAAACCTTGCAAATTTTCTGCAAACTCCTGCTAGAGGTGTAGAGCCTTTTGCTCCACTGACCTATGAGATGTATGATCAAGTTGAATATGATGCACATCAAGCTGCGATTTGGTATGACCTTGTCAAACAAATACGTTGGGAGACAATTCATCCTGACTATGCTACAACGCAAAACCTGAACCGTCTAACGAATGTTTATGACAACCTGATAGAAACTTATGTTATTCTGCCTGATGGTCAGATAATATTAAAGCCTGCAGGAACATGTTCAGGTCATGGAAGTACGTCTGAGGACAACAGTATTTGCCATGATTTACAAATTGCCTACCAGTGGGCTGTCTTAGTATCTCCAGCATGCACTCAAGAAAACCTGAACGAGTTTCAGAAGTTTAAATATGAAGTTGCTGCGGATGATTTTTGTTCGTCATATCCCCATTCTATAAAGGAGAAATTCAGCCTTGAAAAGCGAAAAACCGTCTGGAAACAGATGGGCTTTGATATACATGAAGATCCCACTAAGACGCGAGTCCAGGATGATCTTGAAGGTTTGGAATTCCTTGGTTGTACCTTTAGACTTTGGAATGGCATATATGTCCCATATTACAACCCCGATAAAGCTCTCTGTTCTCTTCTTAGACCAGATCGAGCGCCCAAGACTTTGGATGAAGAACTTGAACGAGCTTATGGCCTCTTAGTTGAGTGCACCTTTAATGAGCTCGAGCCTTGGCTTGACCGTTATTGTCTGGATCTTATTGCACGAGGTGCAAAGGGTTTTTATCTCCCTAAACGTGAGAGATTGGCCCAATATTTGATCCCAGCCTAAAAGTTCTTGCCCCCGACAAGGCGTTAAACTGTGACGGGTGCCGGACATCACTTTAAACTGTGTACCAACCTGGACCATGTTGCTAAAACTGTATCCATTATGAAAAGTTGTTTAAATTACATTCGATAGGTTCCTTTTCATTTCTGCTTTCTTCTAGTACGCTATGTCTAATGAAAAAGTCACAATCCAAGTTACCCCAAAGAAGAATTCTCGCAAGTCCGTACCCAAAGGTGCAGCACCGTCCAGATCCGCCCGTAAAGCCCGATCCCGTCGTGGCTCCAATAATACCGGCAGATCAACTGGACAGCTTATTGCCCTCGTGCCAGAGAGTGAACGAGCTCCCATGCAAGTCACTGTTAACAAACTCCGACGTGCCGCAAACTCCTTCGGAGGCCCCAACGCCGTCAGAGCAACAATTGCCTATTACTCCGATCCTCTCTCTAACAGACCCGTCCTTTACTGTGGCCCTTTCGCCAATCGTAAAGTCGCGCGTGCAGCTATCCATAACGTTGCCGCCGCCCAGTACAATATCGACTCCGAAACTCCTAAGCCTGGTGCTCAACTTCCACCTGCATCCAATGTCCTCGTCGTCTTCCGGGACATCCGACGCTCAGTCATCAGATACCTCCCCTGCCAAACCGACCAACCCTGGAATCTAAACCTTTTTGTCCAACAAGGTGCTCTCGGTCTGGGTCAAGGTGTTCCTATTGAGGTTACACCAGGCCAGTATCCCGATTGGAGCTTTGCCACTTGCACTACTGCGAGTGTCAATCCTAGTTTCCACAATGGTAAGCAGTGGGCAGGAGCTCACAAAGGCAAAAACCTTATTTGGGTTGATGCCACAACTGATTGTCCTGCAGACCTGTACATCACTTTCTCTGGCATTGCTGCGGTCACAGCCTTTACTGTTGTCGTTTGCCGTGTTTTTGATGGCGAAGAAACATTTAGGACTGTCACTGCAACTACCAATGGTGTTGGTGAAGCAGTTGTTCAGCTAACTGATAATGCTACAGGCTTCGGCTCTGGATATTATACTTTTTGTATCACTGAAAAGGCGGCTTCTCCCTTTGATGTTCAAGGTATTGATGACATCAAAATTTCTGGCTCCGCTGACGTCTTTTCGCACGAAACTCTTCCTGGCCTCTTAGATATAGCAGGAACGGTGACTCAAGCCCGAGTTGTCGCCCTGTCCGGCATGTACTCTAATACTGCCGCCCCTGTGAATCGTCAGGGTAAGATTGCAGCTTTCCAAGCAAGTGGCTCTTCCTGCTGGGAGGGTTACTGCCTATACCAAAATGGCCAAAACTCCATCTATTCAGAGCTTGCTCCCCTTCAGGACACCACAGTGTGGCCTGCAGATAAGGGTGTTTATGGTTTTGCTCGGCCTTCTCAAATTGAGGATTTTAAGTTCCGGGATATTTCTAGTGGTGATGGAACTCACATTGCTCAAGATTATATTCCCTATGACGTGTGTCAGGAGAGTGACTATTTAATCATTGCTCCAGAAATAACTTCCCAAGATGGCCGTGATGGCACTTTCATTTGTGTTCATGCCATTGAGTATGTTACAACTTCTCAGTTCATTCCTATGCTTATGCCTCAGGCTAAAACCTCTGAGCATGAAGCCGCAACATCTGCTATGATGAATCTTGATCAGTGGCACGAGAATCCTAAGCACATAAGTGAGATTAAGAAATTTGTCTCTACTCTTGCTTCTCCTGCCCGAAATATTGTAGATATGGCTGGAAAGATTGATACTCCTCTTTCCCCCTTGTTTAAGACGCTTAGCAAGGGTATAGGCCTACTTGAAAATATCTTTTAAGGTCCTTAGGGGCCTTACCGCAAAGCAATTCCCCACATTTAAGGAATGGGGTAGACGGGGTTAGCGATCCCGCGGACTTGAGCAAAAATACTACCGTCTTTTCCGCAGCTCCGGCTGTTATGTAGATGGGTAAAAATTAATAAAATATTTAAAAGACCTAAAAATAGCCCACCAATTAATTTTTGTGGTTTTTGGGTAGTTTCGCGCCTGAGCTTTGTTCGAAAGTGAGGGTGGGTATGGG